GCTTATTGGCATATTTAGAAAAGTATTTCTTCCTCCTCTTTCTTATAAAGAAAATCTAATTTCTTTTGTAAAGGCGCATTAGAAAGTCCCGCTTGTTTTAACTTATTGAGTTCAGTTTGACTAAACTTAGTTTTTACCGCAGCGCCCTCAATCTCTTGCGTAGCTAATTCATAAAGTTTCCTTAATTCTTTTGCGAGTCCTATATTATCTCCACCAAACGCAATAGCCAATTCTTGTCCTTGCGGTGTTTGCAATGCTTCTTTCCAAAAATCTTCATATTCAGGAATAACTATATTAGAGGCGGCTTCTTCAGCACTTCCACTACCACCTCTGCCCGTGCCAGCAATAATCTTTTTCCATGTGTTATTTGTTGAATCATACTGATAATATCCACTTGTTGAACTACCAATTACCGTTGGAGAAGTATCTGGCTTTACTCCAAATCCTGATTCAGCAAGCAATCTTCTTGCTTCTACTTGCGAAGAAGAATTTAAAATTCTATCTACTATATCTGGATTTGCGCCTTTCGTTATGGCATTGTCCGCAATCTTTAAAATCTCCGCCTTGTCATCCAAGGCAAGATTTAATAAATCTTTTTGTTCTTGTTTCAAATTCTTAAGCATTGCTTCGTTGTGTTCTAATTCAAATTTCATACCCTCAAGCTTTGCAGCCCTATCTTGCATGACTGAATCTTGGAACAAGGAAACAAACTTCATGCTTTGGTTTATCCTGTCCTGCGCCGCACCACGCTGTTCCATGAGATCGCGGAGAATCTCCATTGGTTTTTGGGTTTCTTGAACTATCAAGCGATTTAATTGTGAAGCAGAAACTCCCACATCCTCTAGCCCCTCTTTAATATCTTCAGGAAGTTCGCGTAATCGTTGTTGTTGTTTTAATATCTGCGAATTAAATTCATTCACCAAAGACATTTCTTCACCAATACCAAATTTAGTAAACAACTCTGAAAGGATTTGTGTTGATCCACCCGCAGAAATACCCGCGGCTAAATTCATACTTTGTTCATCTATTTTCTTTTCTAACGCCACAATAGATTGGTTTGAATATAAACTTTGACTTCCCGTTATGGGTAGACTTGGCGCTTGTGGCGTACTTGGATATTGTCCACCTTGCCCACCTTGTCCTCCTTGCTGTTGTCCACCTTGATTGATAAATGCCATAGATTTTGGTCCAAAGAATCCAAGCTGATTTGGATCAGTAGTGATGTTATTAGCCTTCTGCCATGCCGAGAGTGCGGCTTTTGTTTGCTCGCCAAAATAACCCGTAGCTCCAGCCGTGATTATGTTTCCATACCCAAATTTAATAAGATAATTTTGTAAATTCTTTACCTCGTCTCCTTGTGAGCCAAATTGTAAAGCCATAGATGGCTGATATACGCCCTGTTGGCCTTGTACTTGGCCTTGTGCTTGATTGCCTTGTATTTGCTGTTGTTGTTCTTGCGGCTGTTGCGGAGGTTGCCCAATAGTTGCTGGATTAAATGGCTCAACATTCAACCCTCCTTGGTTGTATTTTTCTTTTGCAAAATCAGTAACAAAACCCGAATTAAACTTCGGAAGACTACCTACATTCAATCCTGGTGGCGGAGTATTACCTTGTGTTGGGTTTGTGCCAAACGCTTTAATGCCTTGTCCAGTATTATAAAAGATATTATCTAGATCATCGGTTCTAAAGAACCCAACACCAGGAGCATTAAATTGAAAGCCTTGCTTTGTTTTATATTGCTCTATGGGAGATAAAATATAGGGAGGCATATTTATATTGAAAATTGAGTTGCGTGTCCAGTGGATAGGCGATCGCTCGCTAACCATGCTTCTGCCATTTGATCTCTCCACATCTTTTCATTTCGTTCTGCTTCATTAAACATTTCAAGGCGGAAAAATCCTAACGCCGCAGCTTTAAAAAGCAAGATATAATCAAGAGCTTGAGGAAGCAACGTAACATCAGATGCGGCAGATAAAAGAATAACTCTTCGATAGTAAAGAATATCTAAAATATCTTTTTGCCGATAAAGAACGTCTGAAGCCGACTTCGCAGCAAAAAGACGAGCAGTAATAGTTGTGTTCGTTGTGTTTACGCTTGAAACAAACGTAAATTCATCCGTTCCTGAAACAGAATCTATCCATACTTCTTCTAAAGAAGAAAGTCCGGATACAGAATTCAATTCAATAGTTATAGCATTTCCAGCGCTTTCAGAATTTGAAAACGTATATGCAGTTGAAGCCGCATTGGGAATTGGGGTTATAATAATATCATTTTGCGCTGCATCTATTGTAAACACTCTCCTGCTACGTTTAAGGAATTCTGATTCAACTTCTCCTAATTTCACATCATCAAGACGAACAGTCCTTGCCTTTCTAAAATTTGTGGGTAGCGCATATCTATCTAAATTAGCAACTTTAGCAATACCAGTTCTTGTAAGAAGTGTTGGCCAATCATACGCATACGCAGTTGCTTGATACGCTTCATTAATATCCTGTAATTCCGGAACACTATCAATATAACTATCCCCCGTATTTATAGAAAGCATCAATTCAAGACGGTCTCGTAATTCTGAAAGTTGTGCCACACCGAAGGGTTGTGCCATATTATTCTTTAGAAGATAAAACCAGGATTGACGAATTCACTGGATAAGTTGCAACACCAGAAGAAGTTAAAGAGATTGAAGTAATAAAAGCCGCAACATTTACCCAAGTAGCAAATAACTCAAAAGAACTTATTGCTGTTCCTGCGGACGTTATTCTATTTACCGTGTGAATGACAACGGGCTTCACTTGTGAGGATACAGTATTCACAATATCAAGTATTACAAATGCTCCTAATGCAGAGTTCGCTGCATTCCGCACATCTATCTGTGCCTGCGATGGTCCCGTAGTTGTCGTGTAATTAGAACCGGCATCAGCATTAAATCGAACATAATCGTTTGACGCTCCGCTTTTTGCTCCCCATTGAATAAAAACTCTTAAAAATTGTTTTGGAGGGATAGTTATGCTCATAGAAGTTGTGTCAGAAGATAACGAAATTCTCCCTATTTGCTGTGAATCTTGAAATCGCAAAGATGCGCTAGTATCAAATCCAGCGTGCTGATGTGTTCTCATTAAAAATTCTAGTTGTTGTATTCTTTCTTCTAATGGTGGCATGTTATGTAGGTAATTCCTTGAAATCTATAATCAAACTTTCAAGGCTGGGGCTTGTTTCACTCCCGCGAAATTCTATTAAAAACTGTATCCATTCACTTCTCACTGTTGAAACAAAACGAGCATTCTGTAATTGCACATTTGCTATATTTCCAATATCAATAAACCGCAGATAACGAACCCTTGAAGTAGAAGTTGAGGTATAAAGACTTCTCGCAATCGTAACCGTTCCTCCGCTAACTCCCGTTATGCGCGCGATAGCTCCAGCATTTTCTCCAGCAATAACTTCTACAAAATCTCCAGCTCCAATATCAGTATTAGCCGCCGTAAATGTGTTTGCCGTAAGCCAAGTAATAGTCTCATACGCGGGTAACACATTTGAATCTGTTGCTCGGTAAGCAATGAGCATTCGATCATCTGCGTTATCCATCCTTCTTAGGATAGGAAATATAAACCGCCAAAAGTTACGAACATTCTGCGCGCGAATCTTTGGTGTAATAAAATATCCTTGATTAGCGGTTCCATCTTCGTCAGAGGAAAATATGCCATATCTCGTTGTGCCAGAGTATGCGGTATATACTTGTGCACCAATAAGGTAAAGTCCTTGATCCACGATTGTTTGTTTAACTGCTCCCACATTAGCTAATTCATATTGAGCATAATCTCGCGTAGAAGTATTCCTTACAGAACCAGCGTTATATAAATTTCGTGTTGCAATATCGAAGTTCCATAATCCCGAAGAAAGCCGTGTATTTGAAATAGCTCCAAAATTAACAAGCATCTTAGCTATATTTTCTGAAACGCTTATTCCGTTCGGATGAATAGAAGTAATTGATTCTTGAGCTTCTACTGTAGGAAATTGTTGGACTGGTTCAAAACCACTTCCATTGAATCGTTTAATCAATCCTTTTTTCGTAACAATATATACCGAATCAGCTACAAAAGCAGTTAAAACTTCCGTATCTCCAACAGGATACCTTGAAAGATAACTTACTGATATTCTATCCCACGTATATATATATGCTTCGCCGCCACCAATTTGCGCCCCATAAATAAAACCTATTTCTCCAAACGTTACTCCACCCTCTCCCCTAAAACCTTGGGGCAAGGTAAGCGCAGAACTTCTTGCAATCGTTCCATCAAAATCGTGAATAAGCCTGCCATCAGTAAAAACCATTGCACCCGCAAGAATAAAGAATCTATGAGGATTAGCGGTTAAAGCCGCTTGAGCTAATGTTCCTTGCCACCAACTTGCAGTCCACGTTCCTGTAGAAAGACGGCTTAAATCAGTTGAAGTCGGAACAATCAAAGCCCCAGCAAAATCTATAAGATCATACAAAGGAGCAGTAGGAGAACTCGCTATCGCATCCTGTGTCCATCCTGTTTCGGGGTTCGTGTTCGTTGTTTTAAAAAGAACTCCGGCATTAGCCCACCACCTATCAGTCGTATCAGCAGAAGAACGAACGAAAGCAATGGGTGTCGTCAAATCTCCGTCATCAGCGCTATCAAATACTTCAGAATAAGAATCAGCTAAACCAACCTTGCCCTTATTTCGCTCAAGTTCAATCCCACGAGCTGCAAAAATATGGCCTGAATCTTCTCCAGGCATTATTCCTTGCCAACGTCTCGTTTTAGCACTGGGTATAGAAAATCTTGGCATTTTATTGTCTGAATACTCTTGGTGTTTCTATTATTAATTGTGAACTAGAAACTGCATACCCCAAACGATATGGCATCGTTCCAGTTGCTGCTATAAGTGTTGACGTTGCGTCACGATTTAACCACACATAGCTTCCTGCAGTAAGACCACTAAAACCAGTTAATCCACCTTCCATTTGAATGGTTGCGGTTTGTCCGGCAACAACATAATTCTGATTAAAACCCATAGTCGTTGATGCGGTGGTTTCCCCTGCAGCATTTGCTACATAAGCCTGTCCTTGCGTTATTCCAGAATCATGGAGGATGAACAACAAATCGGCGTTCGCGCCTTCAGTCCAAGAACTACCGTCGAAAGAAGCAAAATTACCACGAGGATATGGATTGCCCGTAGCTTCATATTCAAAATTGAAAAAATCGGTATCATTATTAGTAGAACACCGTATAACAATCCAGTATTCTGTTCCTGCAGGAATTACTGCGGGCTCTTGAAAAGTAAAAGTGGTAGTCGCAAGACTTGTTCCTATAGAAGAAGAAATCGTAGTTGAAGCAGCTAATATGTTAACTCCAGGCACCCCAGAAGGACCACCTCGTACTTCAATAATAAGATTGCCAGGAGGTAAGTTGGTTCTTCTTATACGAATAGTTACTCCAGTAATAAGCCGGGTTGTAGAAGCTACGCTACTTTGAGCGGCTTGCTCTCCATTTGCACCAACTCGGCACGTAGTATTACCCGTAGGACCAAGCAAATTCTGTTCGTTCTGAAAAGACAACGTTGAAGTTGCAATAAATGTCGGCGCTAAATTAGCAAGTGTCATTCCCGCAGTTGCAGTTGCGGTTACTCCTGCCGTAGCTGAAGACGGCGTAGACCACGTAATCCCACCTAAACCATCATTCGTAGCAACTTGTCCAGTTGAACCTTGTGAAGAAGGCCAGGTATACCTAACGCCGTTTATATTTGTTGTTGAACTTGCAACCGTAAGAACACCCACTGACGTTGTTCCATTTACGGTTAATAAAGAATTAGGCGAAGAACTACTTACACCAAGAAATCCCCCTGAACCCACATAGAGCGAAGAGGTAGCGATTAAATTCGTTGAACCAAGATAAAAAGCACCACCTGAAAGACTTATAGTTCCAGAAACCAAAGCATTTCCCCCCTGAATGGTTAATTTTTCAGTCGGATTTGCTGTTCCTATACCCACAAAATCAGCCGCAGTATTCAAACGAACATTTGAACCATCATCAGTCCATCCCGCAGTAGATGTTCCTTCAACCGTTGAAGGCGGATTCGCCAACGATCCAAGAATACCCCCGTTATGCAAATAAGAAAGCAAAAGACTATTTTGCTCGGCACTTCTTGTATAGGTATCAGATAATCCTAAACCGTTCTTATACATAAGAGCGCGTTCATTAACCGAGGGAATTGTTCCTTTAAAATGTTCCCATAAATTAGTACCGTGGGCTGAAACAAAAAATGGCACCATCAACACCGCAAGAATGGAAATGATGAATGCCTTTTTCATAGTCTTTACGTACTTACTTCTTCTTTAATTTGAGGGAATCTAATTTCGTCTGGAACAGGAAGATTATTTATTGCTTCTGCTATAACCGATCTATCTATATTTGGATCAGCTAAGAATTCTTGAATCATCTCTCTTCCAACACCTCTTTTCTGTGCAATCCCGATTAACTGTTCTTTCTTGGGTATCTGTTCATAATTTACCCTAAATCGTTCTACTTGAGCCAAACGCTTTCCTCCTTTTATCCACTCCTTTTCGTCACTTAGCAAAAGAGGCGGCGTTCCATTCCCATTCAGGAAACCGAACTTGTCGGTTGCTGAAACTTTTAATGGAGCTCCATATCTTTTTAAAGCATCTTCTCCAGCAGCATCCCATATCCAGCATACGCCCGGCGGAATCACAAATTTATATCCATCAAACGACCTCGACTTAATATCTTTACTTTGATTATTATATACAAACATACATCGTTATTATTTTACGCCGGTTCGACATCCGGCACGTTAAGAATCTTTTTATTCTTCAATTACTTTCAGGTAATCGTATTTCTTTTTTAATAAATCTGCTGTCTCCTCACTTACTTCTTGTCGCTCATTTGCTTTTAATTGCAAGGTAACTCCGTCTGTTTCTTTAGTAAAGAATCGGTCATTAATATCAAAGAGGAAAAACTTTTTATTCTTTGATATGACTTTCTTTTCGGGTTTCTTTTCTTCTTTAACTCCTAATTTCACTTCTTTTTTTGCCATTGCCATAGTAAATAATAATTTTTAGCGACCTTTTACCGTAATACTCCGATAAGAACGCTTGCGCTCGAAGTAGCGTCTGACGATAACCTAAATGCTCCGGTATAAACACTATCCGCATCAAACTCAAGCGTTGACGTGGCAGACACGGGAATAATTCTACTTGAATGAGGGCGCTCATCATTAAATGTGATATACACCGGTGCCGTTGTTGTTGCTCTTACTTGCAAATAAATACGGTTAGACGTTGTTGCAAAAGACGCAACCGATATGGTTCCACCCGGAACAAATGACCCCGTTGCTGGCACGAGAACTACAGTAGAACTTGCAAATGTTATCATCTCTGGCGCAAGGCTGCTATTAAACCCTCCTCCTAGATTCGCATTTGGTGCAACACTATTCACTAAGCCAGAAACAACAAAAGCCACTATGATTCCTAGGGCTATAATTGATGATTGTATGAGTGTGTTTTTCATAATTGTTTCCCTTTTAGAGCTGGGTAGAATTGCCCTTTAGCCGCTCTACCCAACCCAAAAAGGGTTGGTTTTTCTAGCTTTCTGCGCGAGTTGTAGTTGCGAATGTTCTAATCTCCCATAAGAGATTAAATCCTCGTGCCGTAGAAGTCGCAGATTCGTGAACCTTTCTTACACCACCACCATAAAGCGGTTGATCGTTTAAGATATAGATATTCACATACTCTCCACTCTTAACCGGAATAGGTCCTGTCATCATCCGAGATGCAAATCCCTCGTCTCCCGCGTCTGTTGAAGAACCATGCAAAGCAAACCCAGGGGTTGCATTAAAGTTAATGTTGAAAGGATTTGTCGCAGTTGCAAACATTGGATTCATTGCATAAAGCTGGACATTGCTAATAGTTGAAGAAGCCATAAATCCAGTAGTGCTGGTTGCAATAAACCATCCATCAATAATACTTCTTCTCGTAATCGGATTATTATTTGCTTCAGAAAAAGCAAAATACGTTACCGTTGCGCTTGACGAAGTAGCCATAAATGCACGGAACGAAGACGAAGCAGTTGGAGAACCAAGAGAAGAAGACGTTGCAATAAGTCCCATCGCCGCATAATCAACGTAAACCGTTTTACCCGTTGTATTCTGCCATGAATCTTGGCCTTCTCCCGAATCTAACGTTCCGGAATGATAATCAATATCAACATTTCCGAGGCCTAATTCGTCAAAATTCGTTACTCCTCCCAATTGTCCTGTTCCATCTTTCCCAGGAGGCCCCTGCGGTCCCTCTCTTCCGTCTATCAATATCGCAGCACCTACAGCAACTATGAGTGCAAGTGCTGCAACAACTAATGAAACATTTTGTTTATTCATTGTTTGTAGGTGTTACTAATAAATGCCGCGATTAACCTGAATATGCAGCGTTATTTCCCTGACTTCCCCATAATCCCCTCCAGTCATACGAGCAAACTGCAAAATCAAGGATTACATCAAAGAGACCCGACTTAGTATCTTTATCTTTCAAGAATTCAACATCTGGCCCTTTTGAAATAATAATGGCAAGTTTCGCCCAATTTGGAGCAACTAATGCCCAAAACGTATTCAATCCCACACCAGAACCAGAAATTCCGTTATCAAGCCATGAAGAAGACATAACTTTCATATATCCCCCTCCATAGATATTTACATCATTGTTTCCTGTTGCTGAACGCTTATCTGAACCCGTAATAATGAGAGCTGTTTTCTCGTTGTTTATGCCTACCACGATATAAATCTCTCCTGGCGCAAGCATAGGAACACCATCATCCTGAAGTTGGTTTAGAAGCGCGATTCTCGCGGTTTCTACATTCGTTTCAGAAAGCGGAATAGAAGTTGTGGATGTATTTGATTGTGCCGTTCCTCCATCTGCTCTTGGATGAGATGCGCTAAATGTTGGAGCAGCATCTCCATATTGGGTAACATATACTCCTCCCGTGACACCCGATCCGTCAGTAAATCCTCGGTTAAAGATTTGCGCTCCTGCGCGCGACAGTGTAGCTTTTACTGCTTTAATCAAATCACTTGACTCATTAAATACCCCCTGAAAATCTCGGTAAAGTAATGTTTGCCGAGTTACTTCAAGCCGTTGTCCATAAGGATCTTGTGGCGCTGAAGTATCATATAACTTATAGCGGTTAGCCGTGGGAATGATTGAACCATCAGAGAATCTCTGCAAAAGACCAGAACCAGTTTTACCAGAGAAATTAGTTGTAGCGTCATCTGATCGCATTGTCTTTACAACTGGATCCCATCCAGAAACTTGACTCAAATCATTTTGTGAAAAAAACTCCTTGAAAGTAACACCAGTCCCTCGTATAGCCGCGCCCCATGTACCTTTGTTTTCCATGTTCTTTGTTAATTATTATTTGGCTGGCTATTTATATTATGCGTCAGCATGCACTCCTCTAAATACATTTTCGACTATTGTAACCAATACACGTCCCGTTTCATCAGGATCACGGCCAACACAAGCTACTGCTCTCCCCGTTGAATCTGCGTGTGTTCTTAGTGCAGTTGTTTCATCTACCTGGTCACAATTCGCTCCGGTTACAAAATCGAAGAATGTTCCTAATCCTGCTGTTTGTGTAGTATTTATCGTTCCCGACAATGGAGCTGACCAGACTGCTCCAGGGGTAATATCAATTAACGCAAAAATCTGTGCGACTGTTTGATTGTCAGCTGCAACAGTTACCGTATCAGTAGTTCCCGCATCAAACGAAACTACTAATCCGTTTGGTCGCCCAAACCCAACACAAACACCTAATATGGTTTGATCCACGGCGCTATACCTCTCTACCGTATTTAATCCTGAAGGAGTAGTTGTTTCCAACATCCCTACCGGATCACCAATCTGCATAACACCAGAATTTACAATAATAGTGTTCTTCCATCCAGGCGC